CGGGCAACTGATCGGGCCCGCCGTCTTCGCGTAGCTGCACGACCAGGTTGTGCCCTGGTTGACGGAGAACTTCCACTCGCCGGCCTCGCAGATGATGGCGCTGACGCTGGCGTCGATCTCGTTCGATGCCACGTCCCAGTCGCACGTCGGCGCGCCGACGTGGTCCCACCTGATCTGCCCGCTGCCGCCCGGCGAGCAGCTGTCGGGCCAGTCGGCGTAGACGGACGCCGGGCAATCGTCGCGGCACCAGGCGCCGTCCGGGCAGGCCGGCGCCCCGGCCGGGGACGTGGTCGTGGTGGTCGTCGTGGTGCCGGGCGCCGCCGTGGTGGTCGGGCCGGTGATCTCGATGTCGTGCAACACGCTGAAGTTCCGGACCATCGTGTCGTAGATGTCCTGCGAGAGCACCAGGTTGCGCCCGGCGAACAGGTTCAGCTCCAGGCGCCGCTTCAGCTCCGAGTAGTCCTCGAGCATCCAGAACGTGTTGGCGACGGTGATCTCGGTGGCGTCGTGCTCGAAGTCGTAGAGCACGTCCACGGCGTTGATCGCCAGGCGCGACCAGCAGGTGGGGTCGATGCAGCCGGACGTGGTGGTCGTGCCGGCGGCGCTCGTGGTGGTCGGGCCGAGGTTGACCACGTTGTAGCGCCTGGCCAGGTTGAAGCTGTCGAAGTCCACCCGGTCGCAGCGGAGCACGCCCTGGCGGCGCACGTCGCGGAACAGCCTCAGCAGCCGGCCGGCCAGCTCGTACATCGCCGTCGCGTCGTCCTCGGTGCCCGGATGCGGCCAGCCGGTCGAATGGCGGAACGAGGGGTCGTGGTAGACGCGCGTGCGCTCGTAGCCGTAGCAGTCGTAGGCGTCGCCCTCCGGCCCGGCCTGGACGGTGAACGGCGTCGCGGCGTGGTACCAGAGCCAGAGCTTCTCGCCCGGGTCGAGCACGGGCGCCTCGGGGAACAGGATCAGCCCGGCGTCGTAGAGGATCGTGGCGCTGTGGCCGTAGGCCCACTTCGCGCCGGCATCGGTGCCGCGGTAGATGCGCGGCGCGTGCGTGGCGCTGGTCGAGCCGGCGGGCGGCGTGTAGTCGTCGTCCGGGTCGATCTGGCGGCCGGTGATCGTGCGCCCGGTCTGGCAGACGGGCCGGTAGGCGGCGGCGTAGACGTCGTTCCACGGCGCCGCCACCAGCTCCAGCTCGCCCCGGTTGCCCTTGCCCGGGTTGCCCGTGCCCTCGATGTTGGCCGGCTGCTCCTCGATGGTGCGGTCGGAGCCCTGGATGACGATCGCCGACGCGACGCCCTCCAGGCTCCATTCGAGCTCGTTGTCCAGCAGCACGTAGTCCGTGCCGGCGGCGTCCTGCCAGGTGCCGGCCACGCCGGCCTCCAGGTCGCTCGTCGCCAGCGAGTCGAGGTCCACCACCTCCAGCCGGCCGGTGGACGGGTCGATGTACCAGCCGTAGAAGCCCCCGTTGAGCCCCAGCAGCAGGCTGATCGCGTCCGCCACGGTCGTGTTGCCGTTGACGCTGAACTCGCCCACGACGCTGTCGAGCGCCAGGATGTCGGCGGCGGTGTAGCCGGCGATGTCCGACGAGTCGAGGTAGGTGTGGCTCACGCAGCAGGCGGCGCCGTGGTGGCCGGGGATGTCCGAGCCGCCCGCCGGGATGCCGAGCGCGTGCTCCAGGATGTCGATGATGATCTCACCGGCGGTCCAGCGGCCGCCGTCCTTGCCCGGCGAGTCCTCGGCGCCCGCGCCGTCGTCGCCCTGGAAGCCCCGGCGGTTCCAGACGTAGAAGCCCGAGCCGTTGATCCGCACCGGCTCGTTCTCCAGGCGGAAGCGCCTGCCGGAGGCCGTGTAGATGAGCCCCTCGCGGGCCACGCCGCCCGGGCGGATCGCCGTGATGTTGCCCCGGAACAGCACGTTCGAGCCGGTGTCCTCGATGCGCACCTCGTCCCAGAGCCGCACGCCGTCCGGCGGCTCGTCGTGGCGGCCCGGCCAGAGGATGGTCGCCTCCCACGGCCTCACGTACGAGGCCCTGACCGTCCGGACCACCAGGTCCGTCCGCTCAACTCCGCCGATGTAGAGCTTCACGTCCATCAGGTGTAGACCGTCACCTCGGAAGGACAGTCGGCGCAGTCGCCGCTCGATTTCGAGTAGGTCCCCGCCGGGCAGCTCGAGGCCGTCGCGGCCTTCCGGTAGGTGCAGCTGTGCGGCGTGGGCCCCTGGGCGGTCATCGTGAACGTCCAGTAGCCGCCGGAGCACGTGATGTCACTGCACACGCAGGAGCCCGCCGGCGTGTCCAGGGCCCACGTGCAGCCCGAGACGTGCCTCCACGAAGCCGTCCCGGAGCACAGACTTCCGCCGCCGCCGCAGGTGACGCCGGCGAAATCGTCGCAGTAGCAGTTCGACGCGCAGGAGCCCTCGCAGTAGGCCGCATCGGGACAGGCCGGCGCCGGTGCGCCCGTGGTCGTCGTTGCGGCGGCGGTCGTCGTGCCGGCGCAGCTCACGCCCGCCCCGACTTCCTGGACGAACTCCGCCTCGAACCGCGTGTGCTTCTCGTCCGTCAGGTCCGGCCTGAGGGAGACCAGCAGCACGTCGCGGTAGACGTTCCCGTTCGCCACCAGGTCCACCGGCCTCGGCCCGATGCTCCGCTCCAGGTCCTCCAGGTAGGTGGCCAGGTGCACGTCGGCGACGACGCAGGCGGTGACCACCAGGCGCATCTCGGCGCCGCTGGCCGGGCCGCGCGCGCGTGCGCCGCGCGCCCTCGGCACCGCACGCAGCGGATAGGCCCGCGTCATCTCGATGCGCATCCTCTCGCCGTAGTCGCCGATCGCCACGCCGCCGGCGGCGTAGTCCTGGAGCGTGTCGGTGCCGGCGTAGGTCCCCGGCGCGGCCGGGCACGTCAGCGCCGACGGCTCGGACGATTTTTCCCCGCAGACGAACTCGTAGCGCACGTCGGCGAACCGGAACGCCTCCACCTCGCCCGAAGCGCCGATGCAGACCGCCTGCGCGAACGTTGCATCGTGGCCGCGGTTGTCCCGGAAGCAGAGCGTGCCGGGTTCCGAGAGCGCCAGGGCGCGCAGCTTCTCGTAGACGTAGCGCTCGGCGTCGCCCAGGTTGGCGCGCACGCGCTGGCCCACCAGGTCCAGGCGCAGCAGGCCGCCGCCGGTGTCCAGCAGCACGCCGGCGGCGTCGTGCGGCGCCAGCCGCACCACCGGCCGCTCGAGCTCCGGCACGGCGAACACGTGCTCCCCGAGCTCGATGTCGATCGTGCCGTCGTTGAAACACCCGCCCGCCATCGTTCCTTAGGCCTCCCTGTGGACCGGTCAGGTTCGGGCCGTGTTGATGCGCCGGAGGCGCCGCTTCAGGCTCTCCAGTTCGAGGTTGATGCGGCGTATGAGCTGGGCGTTCTGTCGGTGCAGGGCGAGATTCTCGGCCAGGCAGTCGGCGAGCATGCGGTGCAGCTCACGCAGTGCCTGATTCTCGAGGCGCAGCTGCTCGGCAGCCCTTGCGCAGCCATCGACAAGCCGACGCTCGGCGGAGCCGTGCATGGTGTCGAATGCGGTCACGTTTCTGCCTCCGGTCATTTGGTCACGAGTTGAGCTGGAGCTCGTAGGTGAAGTCGTCGCCGGCTTCGTCGGTCGAGGCGGACATGCGAAGTTCCGTGCGCGCGAGGAGCGCCGGCGGTGCGTGTTCCTCTGCGGCCTCCGGATGCAGCGCCGGCAGGCGCATGGTGAGCACATGTCCCTCAGGATGCGCCAGCGTCATCTCGAAGGTCAGGACGCCGTCTGTACGCAGGGCCTCGCTGAAGGCGTTCGAGTCGTCCAGCTTGACGAGCCTCAGGCTCACGGCGCGCCTGCCCGCCGCAAGGAACGCCACGTTTCCCCCGCGCAACGGGCCGGCTGCCACGGCGTTGGTCACGCCCAGCACGACATGCTCGACGCCCGTGACGGGCGCGCCGTCGAGGTTGATCTGGGCCCGGTCGAAGCTGAACGGAACCGCGCTCAAGCCCGAGTAATCGAAGTCTGCCTCGGTGAGCGACGGGTTGGTCCCTTCGGACCGGCCGAGCAGCTCGAGGCGCAGGCGAACTCCGGTCCGCCCCGGACGCGCCCGGAGTTCAAGCGAATCGGCGACCAGGCCCGAGAGGCGGCGAGGGTCAGCGGGGGTGTAATAATCCATGCAGTAGCTGTTCAGTTCGCCTTCCGTTCGCTCCAGCGCCATCGCGAGGAGGGCCCCCGTCGCCTGCGGCCAGAGCAGGGCGTCGAACGATCCGGCGACGACGAGTCCGTCGCGGAGGATGAGCGAACGTCGCCAGCCGCCGAAGCGCGTCCTGGGGCTGAAATTTGCCGCCGACGCCCGCGCGGCGAATCCATCCGCCAGCAGCGGGACGGCGAGCCAGTCGGGCGAGTCCGGACACCGTCCCCACACCTGCTCGCGGCAGAGCCGCACGTGGCGGCGGCGGCCGGTGTGCCAGTTCCCGGGGGGAGCGCTCATCGTTGCATTCCTCGGCTTCGGGTCATCTGCGGCGCCAGAGAAGCTCCACTTCGACGGACGCCTTCCACAGGGGCCGGGCAGCGTCGCTTCCGGGGCGGGGCGACAGTGACGCCTGCGCCACGCGCAGCGACGCGAGGCCCTCTGAGGAGAGCCCCAGCGCGGTCTCGTTGCAGGCATTCACTCGGTCCGTGACGAGCGCGAGCAGCTCCTCGCACTGCGCGGCGTCCTGCCCGTCCGTTGCGAGTTCTATGAGCAGCCTCTGCCGCACTTCGCGCTCGATGTTCGCGACCGGTTCGCTGCGCGCCTCTGAAGGGGAGAGGCTCAGAACGGGGCAGAGCGCCGGCTCGAAGCTCGGGCGCCGCCTCAGTCCGGGTCCGAACTCGAAGTACGTCTTGACACGGGCGGCTATTTCCGGATCTGCCTTGAGCGCAGCGAGCAGCGCCGTGCGGCCTTGAGTCAGGAAGTTGCTCATATATCACCTCATTCGCCGCCTGGCGGTCAGAGCGGTTCGTCCCGGCCGAACAGGCGCTCGTGGGTGTCGTAGACCGCTCCCGGCGCGCCTGCGCCCTCCTGCGGACGGGGCTCCACGCCGAGCGAGACGTGGCCGGCGGCGACTTGCTCGAGCCACCTGACGTCGTTTTCGTGTTGTTCGCGCGCCTGGTCCGTGACGCTGTCCCGCCCGAGCTTGAGGAAGTAGACCGCCAGGTTGACCGCGCGTGTGCGCAGCGCGTCGGGCACGGGCGAGACGGGTACGGCGAACCGGACGCCGAGGTAGCTGTCTATGAGGGCATCGGCGTCCGCGATGGCCGCCGAGACGACCGCCGGGTCGGCATCGCCGTCGCCGTCGTAGTCAGCCAGGCGCGCCAGGTCCTCGGCGCCGATGCGGGTCTCTATGTCCTGCTGTGTGCAGTAGCTCATGTTTGTTTCGGGAGTTGCGGGTTCAAAGCCGGCAATTGGCGGCGGGGGCGGGCGGGCCGGCAGGGCCCGCCCCCGCGGCCGACACCGGGCCTCAGCCTCCGTTGCTCGCCTGGATGAGCCAGGGGGCGAGAATCGCCACGGCGCACCTGCGGCGGCCCTTGTAGGCGTACCGCTCGCGGTAGAACGCCTCGTCGTCGGATGGGTCATCCTTGGCGGTGAACTCCGGGCCTTCGCGGTCCTGGAGGACCATCGGCTTGCCGGGCTCGGTGTCCATGACGAACCAGGCCGGGCTTGAGCCGAGCCGGCCAAGCACCAGCAGGTCGAGTTTCTTGTAGAGCCGGTTCGACTGGCCGCCGGAGAGGTATTCGATCTGGAGGATATTCTCGGCGGCCGCCCGGTTCGCCGGGCCGCAGACCAGCAGGTCCGGCCTGAGGCCGAGCGGAGCGCCGTCCGCGCCGACGCGCATCTCGAGGGCCTGCATTGCTGCGGCCAGGTTGTCCGCGTCCAGCGCAACGTCGCTGCGGTTGGACCAGCTCTGCCCACCGACCCAGTTATGGCTGTCGCTGAAGACGGTCGTGCCGTCGATCCATTGATCGGTGAATCCAGCCAGCAGCGCTTCTGCGGCGAGTCGGAGCGGATAGAGCGCGGCGCGGCGGCCGAGCTGGCGCACGCCGGGGCGGTAGACCCCGATGTTGTCGTCGGCGATGTCGTTGCGGCTCACCTCGACGATGCGCGCGAAGGTGCGGTTCGGCACGCTTTGAACGAACGCTCCGATGTTCGTTATCGTCACCTCGTCGAGCACTTCCTCCAGGTCGCCCAGGAGAGTGGCGACCGGGTAATTCTCGGTTCCGTTCGTGCTCGGCACGATTTCCATGAGCCGCCTGATGTCGGCGTCATCGGTGGCCCCGACGGCCTCGGCGAACGTTGCCTTCAGGCCGGTGAAGACCGCTTCGAGACTTCCCTGCGTGATGACCATGTTCTGTGCCTCCTTCCGGTCAGTTCGAGTGGGCTCAGGCGCCGGCGGTCGTGGTGGTCGGCTCGTTCCACGCCTTGCCGCTCAAGACGGCGACGTCTATTGAGACCCATGCCTCGCCGGTGCCTTCGATGCTGTCCACGACGCCGACCAGGACGTTGTTGGACACGCCGTTCGCGGCGTCGACGGTGTGGTCGTCGACGGCGTAGACCTTCGCCGAGACGGCCTCCTGCGTGAGCGAGCCGTCGTAATCGAGCAGGTAGCGGCCGCGGCGCCTGACGACGACGTTCACGTCGCCGTCGGAGCCGGTCGAATTATCCGCCCGGGCGGTTGCCACGCCCTCGAAGACGAGCCCGGCGGTGTCGGCGGCCGGCACGGCGTAGCCGCTCGCATTCGTGCAGACCAGGGCGCCGGCGTAGATGCACGTCGAGCCCGCCACGGGGATCGACAGCAGGTCGCCGAGGCTGTACTGCGTGTTCCTGTCGGACGTTAGGGCTGCCATGAACGATCTCCTTTCCCGGGTTGGTGTTCTGCGGTCACTCGGAGGCGTTCAGGAACGCTTCCTGTGAAAGGCCGAGCTGGCGGCAGACGGACAGCTCGGTCTCGGTCAGCTCGCGGCGCGGGCCGGGGGGAGCCTTCCGCCGCGCCGGCTCCCGGCTGACGATCACCGGCAGGCTGTTGATCACCTGCCTGGCGGCCTCCAGGTCTGCCAGCGCTTCGTTCAGGTAGAACTGCCTGTGCGCGGGCGGTATGCGGCCCTCGGCGATGGCGCCGTCCACGAGTTGCACTGCGCGCGACTCGGCCTGCGAATGCTGGAGGTCGGCAATCGCGTTCAGCAGCGTGCCGTCGTCGGCGTCCTCGGGCAGGCCGAGCTGGCGCCGCACGGCGGCCAGGGTGGCCCCGGGCGCTTTCAGGCGGATCAGGGCCGCCCGCAGCGCGGTGTCGTCGGCCTCCGGTGGCACGCCGAGGGAATTGCAGACGTCGTCCGGCAAGCGCCGCGGCGCGAGGCCGGCCTCCAGGTCCTTCAGGCGCGCGGCGTTCGCCAGCACGGCCTGCGCCACGGACGCATCGTCCCTGGCGGCGCCCTCCAGCCCGAGCCTGGAGGCCACCTGCTCGGGCTGCATGTTGAGCGCCCCGGCAAGACTGTCCAGCAGAGACATGCTCTCGCCTCCTGTATGTGGTGCGTGGTTGCCGCCGCCATCCGTAGCGGCGGCCTCGTTCAGGCTCTGCAGTTCGGTCAGGAAGGGGGTGTTCGTCAGCGCAACGCTGCGCACGAGCATCGGCACCGGCTCACCGGTCACGCGGTCCGGCGCGTTGAAGGCGAGCACGGGGCTCAGGTAGCGATAGCGGCGGCTGGCGATCGCGCTGGCCGCCTCGGTCGTCCACTGCACGCGCCCCCACAGCTCGGTGCCGTCGGCGCGGAGCTCCATCCGCTGGACCCATCCCGCAGCCGGTGCCCTAGCGGCGCCCAGGGGCACGAGGGCGCTGGCATGGTGATAATCGATCACCAGGTCCGTCCCGTGTGCCGCGTAGTGGCGGTTGAAGTAGTCCAGGGCGCTGCGCAGCATCTCCGGCGTGACGACCTCGGGCCGGGCCGGATGGCCGAGCCACGTGCCGGTCCGCGCTATCATGACCCAGGTCGGCACGGTGCCGGGCCCCTCGGTGGCGGCAGGCTGTGCGGACGGGCCGCCTGTCGGGGCCCCCAGGCTTGCGGTCGATGTGCTCATTCAGTCCTCCTTCGATCGGGCGAGGACCGGCTCTCCGGCCGCGGGACGCGGTATGCCGAAGGTGCGGTAGGCCCATTCGGCCGGTATGGACAGCCCGGCCTCGCTCAGGGTTTTGACGGTGCGTGCGAGCTGGTCCAGGTCCTGCGGGCGGCGCGCGTCGAACTGCCAGCGGGGAACGGGAACGGCCGCGCCGAGGTTGAGCTGGACCAGGGGGCGCAGCAACTGGCCAGTGAGCGTGCGCGCCAGGGCGGTGGCGTCCGATTCGATCAGGTCCCAGCGGACCTGGTTGTGGACGTGTCCGAGCGCGTAGGAGCCCCCCTTCTCGCCGCCGCTGGTGAGCGTCTGGCCGAGCACGGCGAGGGTGAGTTCGCGCCCGGCGCGCTCGATGATGCGCTCGAAGACGGCGCCCTCGCCGGCGGATCGCGTGTCCAGCACCTCGATGCGGTTGCCCTCGCGGACCATCGCCGCGGCGTCCATGCCGAGTGCCCGCACGGCCTGCCAGAGCTCCCTGGCCTCCTGCGAGTCCCAGGCGGCGTCCTGGCGGAGCCATCCGATGCGCGGCGGCATGCCGTAGACCTCGGCGAAGGCCATCCAGTCCTTCCAGGCGAAGTTGCGCACGACAAACGCGCGCACGCAGGAGCGCAGCAGGCCCGTGCGGGCGCAAAAACCGCTGCGCGCGCGGACGCGGTGCACGACGAAGTTCAGCGGGTTCAGTTCGAGTCCCTCGCCGGAGTCCTGCCGCAGCAGGATGCCCTCGCCGTCGGGCGCGGCCATGAACCAGCGCTGGGGGCGGTAGATGAGCCGCGCCGGCCGCCAGCTCTCGGCAGAGGTCTCCCAGGCGATCTCGACCACGCTGAAGCCCTTGGGCACGGCGTCGAGCAGGTCGAACAGCGCCCGGTCGAGGTCGGGGATGCGGCCGACCAGCTCGCGACAGAGCTGCGCCGCGCGCCTGGCCGCCGGGGAGGCATCGGCAGGCTCGATCTCGAACTTGAGCCGGGCCACGCCGGCCTTGCGGGTGCGCAGGTAAGCGTCCAGCTCGCCGTCCTTCTCCTCCATTCGCTCGAACAGCTCCGCCTGGGCGGCCAGGTCGCCGGACTCGGCGGCCAGGAGCATCTGCTTGATGCGCCGGGGCGTCAGCGTGTCGATGTCCACGTGGCCGGCGACCGTCCTCGCGCCGAATCCGCCGGCCGAGGGGCCAGCCACCAGGTTCTTCTCGGGGGTTGGTGACATGGGATCGCTCCGCAAGGGCTATAACGCTCTGAAATCGGTCCTTCGTTCCACGGGCCTGTAGCCGGCGGATGCGCGCGGGGTGCCGAAGGCGTCGGGCAGAAGCTCGTCGCAGCCGGCCGCCGCGTCCGGTCCGTCCACGTAACCGTCCGGGTAGGCGAGGAACTGTTCCTGAAGCGTCTTGACGCCGGGCCCGGGATTCTCAGGGAAGTGCCATCGCCCGGCCTCGAACTGGGAGCAGAGGGCCTCTATTCGCAGGTCTTTGGGCCGAGTGTGGGTGAGATATCGCACCGGCAGGCGCGCGCCGTGCCGCTGTTCAGCCATGGCGAGCAGGGGCCTGATGAGTGCGTAGCCGCCGTTCTGCTCGATGCCGATCACGCGCGGGCGGAACCTGGCGTTGAACTCGAAAAGCTTGCGCAGCATCGCCAGCGGGGAGCCGCGCTCGATCCACGCATCCAGCACGTAGCGCGAGCCGCTGGCTCGGTCCGCCGCGACCGCGACCAGCGCCCTGGGGCAGGCGCCAGGGGCCTCGCTGACGGCCGGGTCCAGGAAGGCCACGACGTCCAGGCGGCGAAGGTCGAGCTGCTCTGGCCGATAGGTGCGCATCCAGTTCGGCTGGAACGGCTTGGTCGGGTCGTGCGGCTCGAGGGCGTAGTTCCGCAACCAGTTCCGCAGGCCGATCGTGCTGCGGATGCGCGAGAGCGTTTCGTCGTTGAAGCGCTCCGGCCAGACGCTGCGGCCGCGCTCGGTGGCCTTTTGCACGAACAGGCGCGCGAGGGGCCTGCCGGCGGAGTCGGCGCGGGCCGCCAGCCTGCGCGCCCGGTCCATCATGCAGCCGGGGCCGAACATGGTGCCGAGGACGATGAACGTGGACCGCCCCGGCTCCATGGCCGGGACGACTTCGTCCATGAGCCAGTCCCACAGGTTCTGCTCGCGCTGTGGGTTGCGGGCCAGCTCGGCGTCCTCCAGGTCGTCCCCGATGAAGGCCACCGGGCGGTGTTCGCCGTGGCGCCTGCCGCGGGGGCTCATGCCGATGCCGAACGCCTCGAACTTGACCGAGCCCGCCGTGCCGGCTCCCGGAGGCAGGCTCACCGTCCATTCGGTCTGAGAGCCGGTCACTTCCAGCTCGCCGTAGTCGCTGCGCAGGCGCGGGTTGTGCCGCAGTTCCAGCTGGACGTAGTCCATGTTCTGGGCCGCCAGCCGCTGCACCTGGCTGCCGTAGAGGAAGTAGGGCGCCCGGCCGCTCAGCGCTCGGCGCAGGGGGTCGGCGAGCGCGAGCAGGACGCTCTTGCCTGCCCCTCGAAAGGCGCAGACGAACGTGGGCATGCCTGGCTCGCCTGCGGCCTCAACCATGCGCCGGTGCCACGGGGCGAAGGGGCAGTCGAAATAATGCGGCAGGTAGACGAGGCACCAGGCCAGCAGCGGCAGGCTGCGCCGCAGCCCTGCTGCCCGGGGGCCGGTGTGCCGGAACGGCGTCGCGCGAGAGGCCATCAGCTCGAGTATCCTCTGCCTGTGTTGCTCGTGTTGTCTGGTCCAGCGCGCGGGCATGCTTTCCCTCAGGTGAGCAGGGCCAGCAGGGCGGCGCGGCGTTCCCTGAGTTCCTCAAGCCGGCAGGCGGCGTCCGCGAACGTGTCGGCGCTGGCGCGCACCTGGTCGGGGTCGATCTCGCAGAGCGGCCTGATGCGGCTCGAATGCCGGGCCAGGTCGTCCAGCGCGTGGCCGGCTATCGCTTCCTGCTCCTGGAGCCTGCGGCTGACGGCGGCCAGCTCCTTCTCGACAGCCTCACGCTCGATCATCGCTCTCGTGCCTCCTTTTGCATTCCTCGTGTGAGACGAAGCGCTGGCGGTCCTGCTGCATCTCGGCCTTTATCGTCCTGATCTCTTCGAGGATCAGGTCCACTCGGGTGCGCAGGACGGGCACGCTCTCGACGTGCCTGTCGCCCTTGAGCAGGCGTTTCTCGATGCTTTCCAGGTGGTCCTCCACGCGCTGGCGCCACAGGCCGAGCCGGAAGGCGACCACCCATCCGCCGATGAACCCGCCGCACAGGGCGGAAATGGCCGAGACGGCCGTCTGAAACCACATCAC